ATAAATCATAGGTACTAGGTGCATACTGTTGTTCTTGAGTATACTTCATCTTTTTCTTTGTACCACCTGTACCATCTTGGAATTTACTATTTCCACCCATAACATCCTTTGCGTATTGTTTACCGAAAGGTGGGTTGTATTTACCAAATTGGAAGAAAACATAGTCTGTATCAGCACCAAGATATGTGTCACTAGGATACCTTAATGTGTTACTATCAGGTCTTACACCATCAAGAGTATTCGGGTTATCAACATGATACTCCTTAACTTCTTTTTGTTGTCCGTATTGATCTGTTTGTACGTTTCCAGATACTGTCATCTTTCTACCATAGTTTTATCTTGTGCTTTACCATAACCACGGATGATTCTTTTCTGTTTGATCTTATCATAGAAATCTTCATTGATTTCATCCCAAACAACTTCTTTTGGATAGGATTGTAATCCACGTTGGGTCTTGGTTGTGTGGACAAAGTTTTCTATTGGTAATAGAATAGCAGTAGCCCATTCAACAGCAGCTAGATCAAGAAAGTAACCATCAACATAACTAGTTAAGTATTTATGGAAGCATTTCCGTGGTGCATCAATTCTTCCTTCAAATAACCGTTTTACAACCCATGCTCTTCTCTTTGGTGTCAAGTAATGTAGGTTTAATCCCCAGAACTCATGTCTAGTTGCTTTAATTACATAAACAAGCGGAAATGTATCATAATATGGTAGTTTCTTAGCAGTTTTTGCTTTGTATTCAAAGAGATACATGTGTCCTGAGACAGCCCATCTTCTTATTTGATTCTCATCTTCTTGCTCTTCAGAACCCATCCGATCCTGTATTTCATCTCGTATTAATCTTTCTGGGTTGTCGTTAATTCTTAATGCATATTTTCTAACTGCATTTCTATACCATAGGTAGTTTTTTATATCTCCACCTGCTTCTGCTTTTACTTTTTCAAATATAGTTTCATAACCTGCATCATCCTTAAGCTCTGGGGCTTGGATGTCTTTAAATCCTGCTGCCATTGTTTCATACCGCTAGGTGATCCTCTGTGAGTATTAAAAATTTCATTTGCCTATCATCACAGTAGTTTTCCGCAGCATTCCACTTTGCAGAATTTTTAGCGAATGTTAAAACAGCGTTCCTATAGGCTTTAGTTCTTTTATCCTTACCATATGGGGGTTTAGTTTGTTTCTTTGGTTTGATTTCTATTATGTACTTATCAAATGTTCCATTTTTATTAAGAACTTTTATGTAAAAATCGGGATAATATCTATGGAAACGCTTGTCTATAGGAGAACGGTAAGGTATTATTACAGTTTCACTTCCCCACTCAATTATTGATGGAGTATGGTCACAATAGATCATATATTTACGTTCCCAGAGTGACCTATAAACTATATTAGTGGGATTCCCACGATATTTTCTGGGATTTACTGGTTTATAAACTCCTTTATATGCCATATATAATATATAATCCAACATTTATATTTAGAGTGGCAACAGTTACAAAGATTAGTGATTTTATGCAGAAGATCAGTGATAGGGGAGGAATGTCCCTTACTACTGGATTTGATGTTCAATTTGATTTTAAAAAACCAAACAGACCATTTGCTGATGTTTTTTATAAGGATGAGGTAAAAGATGTTGTTGAGATGTTTTGTGATGAAGCACAACTACCTAATGTTCAATCTGCTGTAGGACAAGTAAATGGTAGATATCTAGGTGAGGGTAGTGTATCTTATCCACACACTAGGATATTTACTGATGTTGGACTAGGATTTTTACTTGATGCTAATTTATCAGCGTTAAAATTTTTCACTTCTTGGTATGATTTCATTTACAGTGAAAAAATGGAAGGATATAATGGAAGAATGGAAGAGGCTAGAGGAGCATTAAAACCAGAACCTGAGACTCGTGCTAATAGAATGCAGTTCATGGATGATTATACTTGTACATGTAGAATTATAAAATCAGAGACTGGACGTAATAAATCTAATGAAAGAGCTCCCATAACTTATCTTCTAGAGAATTTTTATCCATATTCTATTGATGCTGTTCCTTTACAATATGGAACATCTCAGATAGCAAGGGTTAATGTCAGTTTTTATTATTCAAGGCATACTGTTAGACATGGTAATCTTAAAGGTGGATATGATCCAATGAAGGATACTCCAGGTCAAGGATGGGATCCAGAAGCAGGTATTAATAGAGAAAGATGGACTCCAACAGCAATAATGAAACAACAATTGGCAGATTATGCACATGGGAAGTTCTTGGAAGAAGGAGGACACACATATAGAGGACCAGATTATTCTGAAGGTGTTTACTTGGGTCACGGTTTATAGTCAGGCAAAATTCACTTTTTGATTCCATAAAACCCGAAAAAATTACTCGGCATATTTTTGCTTGAAAAAGTCGCTATATATAAATATACGACTTGAAGTTATTTTTATGGCATTACCAAAGGTAGGTTATCCCACATTTGAGCTTGAATTACCATCCACAGGGAAAACCCTCAAATATCGTCCATTTCTTGTAAAAGAGGAAAAGGTACTTTTATTGGCACTTGAGACACAGGATGAAAAAGAGGTTCTTAACGCAGTTAAGGATTTAATCAAAAATTGCGTTATTTCACGAATTAAGGTAGATCAATTACCTAGTTTTGATTTGGAATATCTCTTTCTGAAGATTAGAGGAGCATCTATTGGAGAATTGATTACTTTGACAGTAACTTGTCAAGATGATAATGAGACAAAAGTAGAAGCATTTATTGATATTAATGATGTTGAGGTTTTTAAACCAGAAGGTCATGATACCAAGATTCAACTTGGTGATGATATGGGTATTATTATGAGATATCCTAGTATGCAGCAATTTGTGGATAGGGAGTTTCTACAGAAAGAAATGAAGACTGAAGAGGTATATGACTTTATTGCAGATTCTATAGATCAGATTTTCACTGAAGAAGAAGTATTTGATAAGACAACAACTTCTAAGAAGGAATTCCGCACATTTGTGGATAGTTTAACAACTAAACAGTTTGAGTCAATTCAACAGTTTTACCTTACCTGTCCCAAACTAAGTCATACCTTTAAGGTTGTAAACCCTAATACCAACAAGGAATCTGAGTACACAATTGAGGGACTACAGAGTTTTTTCGCATAGCACTCTTTCAAAATAGTTTGGAAGGGTACTTTAGACTCAACTTTGCCTTGATGCAGTACCATAAATATAGCTTGACTGAGATTGAGAATTGGATGCCTTGGGAGAGAGAAGTTTATACTACTCTTCTAATGCAATACTTAGATGAAGACAAACAAAAACAAGAAGCAGCAAAACGTAACTAGTGGCATCAGCAACAAAGACATATTCAGGAGATTTATCAACTTTTATAGTTGGTAAAATTTCTGATGCCCTTGAGAATTATAGACGAGCAAGAGAAGTTGAAAAGTCTAATGCATCTCCAGAAGTTAAAAATGCTGCACGTAAGTTATTAAGTGACGATGATAATGCTGGTGAGTCTGTAACTAAAGATACTGATTTAAAATCTTATATTTCTAAGGTTTTTGGGACTGAACTTGATGCTAGTATAATTCAGACTGAAAATAAGGTAAGTAAACTTTCAGATCAAGTATTGTCTGTTGGTGAAAGTATTGTTAATACTCAAAAATTGGTTATAAACCATAGTGAGTTGATGGAGAGTAAATTTGATGAAATAATAGAAATTTTTAAAAAGAAGGATATTAGGGAAGAAGCTAAAGCAGATGAGGAAGAGGCAAGTAAAACAGAATTGGGGATGGAAATAAGAGATGATAATTTTGGTACTAAGAAGGCTGTAGAATCTTTTTCTGGTGATTTGTCTACTTCTGCTGTTGGAGCTACATGGGGATTAATTAATCTTATTAGAGGTATTTCTAGAGGAAAGGGACCATTGTCTAAAAGGATAATAGACGCATTGGCTAATAGAAATCGGTTTACGAGATTATTAAATAAGAGGTTTAATCGTCCTTACGTTAATCCACGTTTAGCAACTTCAGGAGCTCGTGTTACTACGGGATCAAATATGCTTACACGAGCTTGGAGTAAAGTACCTAAGTTTGGGCTTGGTGGAGGTCCAAAGGTAAGTGGTAGTGGTGGACTTAAAATGAAAGGTGGAGGTCCACTTGCTTTTTTATTTACTGCTTTAGATTTTGGGTTGAGAAAAAATGCTGGACAATCAAATTTGCAAGCTGGTCTAGGTGCAGGTTCTTCTCTATTAGGTGGAATGGGCGGTGGTGCATTAGGTGTTAAAATAGGTGCAGCAATTGGTACATTGATTGCCCCTGGTCTAGGTACTGTTATAGGTGGAGCACTTGGTGGTGGTTTATTCAGTATATTAGGTGGAATGTTAGGAGGTAAGATATCAGATGATCTTACAGGTGTTAACAAAAAGAAAGACTTTGAGACTGGTACTGAATTACAACCATCGTTTACGAATAATTTCTTTGAGAAGAGTGTTGTTTCTTCTTCTATGCTTATTGCATCTGCTGCTGGTGTTACTCCACAGGTGAAGTCAGAAATAAAATCTTCTGGTTTGGATCATATACCTGTAGAGAACTTGAATATTAATACTGATATTGGTAGTATATCTAGATCTTTCTCTTCTATTGGTTTACGTAAGAATAATTTGATATCCGAAGTAATTCCACCATTACCATCGTTACCTGGAGAACCAGTTCCTGGTGATCCTGAGAA